GAAACGTAAAGAGTTCTTTTCTAGACAATACCCAACAAAAACAACAAAAGTTCTTACATACGGATACTAAATCAAGGCCATGGTATATCCTGAGGTCTAAACCGACACCCAATTTTTAAAAAGGTAACAAACTCTTTAAATTCTGCATCGGGTTTTTCAACATACATAAGCGAATCAAGTATTACACCGACAAACGTATTATACTTTTTGTGTGGGCCATTGTGTGTTAATCTATTCTCGCGTAAATTACCAATTTCACGTGGCATCATAATTATATTATCACCCGCATTTATATCATAATTCACTTTCTTTACAACCGCGTGGTTTTTAAACTGGAGTGGTATAACGTGGTGATCTTCAACATTACGAATATTAAAACGAAGTTTAAAATTGTTTCGTAACAGTGACCCGTATCTCATACTATAGTCCGGGAAGAGATTTATACCGAAACGCATCATCGAATCTTCGAGTTCATCCACTTCGTCCCATGCATGAAAACACTCATCCGTCGACGAGTCTGCACATTTTTCTTGTGCTTCTTCAATAGCTTCCGAAAACCTATACCTTAACCTCGGATTATCGTAATTTTCTATAAAATAAACACTTTTATTTTTATATAATTGTTCGTATGCCTTTTTTCTAATCTTATTGCGTTTATTCTCAACATTTTCGTAAAAATTATTTGGTTTATAAGATAACGCTAATATATTCATTTAATTTTTAACGTGCTAAATCTTTAACACGTTAGAAATTAATCTAAATTTACTTACTTTTTACTTTTAGTGTATGGTTTAAGAGATTTTTGTTGTTGTGCGTACGTCTTAGGAGATTGTTTTTTCATAGGTGTAATTGTTTTAACTTGAAATTTATTAGCCCACGTAACTTTTTTCGTTTTTGTTAGCCTTGATTTTGTTGGGTTTTTCTTTTTAGGCGCACACGGACATTTTCCAGAACTCCCACCTGGTACGCCTGTATTTAAGGGTTTAAAAGTTCGAGACTTCGTTGGGTTTTTCTTTTTAGGTGCATTCGGCATTTAAATATAAGAATATTTTTTTTAGGATGATCCTAGCGGGGGTCGAACCCGCGACCTCGGCGTTGCGTATGTGACGATAAAGTCACTTAGGTATACCTAGTAATGTATAAGCACCGCGCTCTGACCAATTGAGCTATAGGATCCCATTTATACATCAACCATAAACTTTAAGCCAAATACAACTTTTATTAAACGTAAAACGTACTCTTTGTATTCAATCATTTATACTATTCTAGTACTTATTACCTTTATGTAAGTTTCTATCTAGTTGGAAATGATTGTAAATCGTGTTGGGATATATCCTTACTCATTCTTCGCCCATTTTCTAAATCGGGTGTATGTGGTCTGGATTTAGCTAACCATTTAACAATTTTACGTTTATTACATTCACTATCCGTACCACCACCAAGGTTTGTTCCTATTACGTTTAAACCATTACACACGTCGGGTTTATTTTCTTTATCTGGGAATGCCATATTAAATGCATCTATAGCATTTGGTGGAATATCCGGAGAATCGTCTAAAAGTCTATCGTATTCTTGACGACACTTCGTCACGAATTCGTTCACGTCACCTCTGTGTTCAGTTTCGAGTGATAATTCCATCTCAATATTCCTATAAAATTTGGACCATTGAATACACATCGCCGAGTGTGTTTCCATCATCTTTGAACTATTATTAAACTTAGAAACAGATGTAAGTATTCCTGCAAGTACGTTTAAAAACGCAAAAAAGTATTGAATTGCTATTATCTGTTGTTTTTTTGAATCAGACATACTTTCATCGTTTGGACTTAAAACTGCAAAACCACCAACACCGGTTATACTCGATATGATTATACACGGGTACGATAACCAATCGTTTTGTTTCTTGTAAAACATACGTGAATAGTTATGTAACCACCTATAGCCTGCCGCCTTTTCGGCCCAGCCTATGAGGAGTTTTTCTTGTTTTGGACACCAGTGATATTGTTCTGGTATAGTAACTCCCATTACTATTTCTTAGAAAATAAGTATGCACAGTCCCTAGCTAATGTATCAACACGCTCATTGTTTATGTTTCCGTTATGTGCCTTGACCCATTTAATATCAACGATATCAAATTTACGCATTAATTCGATCATTTTTATCCATTCATCTTTATTTTTTACATCACCACCTGATGAAGTTTTCCACCCGTTACGTTCCCAGTTTTTTGACCATTCAGTCAAACCCATACGCACGTAATTACTATCTGTAAAAACGCGAATGGATGTAATTCCAAGTTCCAAACACTTTTCTAAAACTTTTATAATTGCCGTCATTTCCATTACATTATTGGTTGTAATATCTTTACCCCCAAAATTTTCTATTTTAGGATCTTTATTAATAAGGTACGCCCAACCACCCGGTCCGGGATTACCTAAACAACTCCCATCTGTATATGCTTCAATCATTTATACTATACACAGGTTTAAACTTTATACTTCAATTATTTGTTCTCGATCACGTGGAAAACAATTATAATAACATTTACAAACTGGTTCTAATAAATAATATATACACCAAATAGTTCCCAAAACTATTAAAAATATATAAACACCTCCCATTAACCTAAGATATACTTAAAATTTTAAGTATTTATAATATAAAACATGTTCCATCAAGATTGGGAAGAAATTACCATACACGGTAAAAATGTTAAAAAGGAAAAAGAAAAAGAAAAATACGTCAAGTTCATGGGTCAGGAAATCAAATTACCTAAAAGGAGTCAGTATTCAGGTAAATCACCCGATCAGAAACTCGACGAAGCTGTATTAGGTGGTACGCACAAAAAAGTAAGTAAGGAAACGGGTTTAACTATCCAAAGGGCACGCGTCGCAAAAAAGTATACGCAGAAAGAACTTGCAAATCTCATAAACGTATCAACAGATATCATCTCTTCATACGAATTAGGTAAATCTATACCAGACCATAAAATCATGCAAAAACTACGCCGAGTTTTATGTGTTAAACTATAGTATATAATAGAACCATGTTAATGTGGAAAGAAACTGCTAAAAAAATTCAAAATGCACGCATTGAAAAAAGTCATACACAAGTCGAACTTGCACATAGAATAAACGAACCCTTAGAGGTTATAGCCGAGTGCGAATCAGGTAAAAAGGAACAAAATTGGTACGTTCTTGAAAAAATCGAAAAATATCTTAAAATTAAACTTTAAAATTTGTTCTAAATTTTAAAATCTAAATCATTTATTTATTTTTTAAATTTTATTTTTTTACTAAACTCAATAAACTAAGAAATGCTTAGTTGGAGAAGGCGAGGCCACCCATACCGGATTGCACACGGAGAACGTTGTAGTTGACCGCGAACATTTGGAGGGCGAGAGACCCGAGGTCACCCTTGGCACCGCAAGTAACCGACATTTGCGCGTTGTCGATTCTGGAGAAGTTGCACGTACCAGTTGGTTGGTGTTCTTCTGGCTTGAGCGCAAAGGAGTACGAGTAGACACCCGCGCATGGCGAACCGGAGTGGTGGGCAAATGGTTGCACTTGGTTAAAGTACTTACCGGATTGCTCCTTGAATCTGTCTTGACCGTTGAGGACCAACTTAGCAGACGTAAGCGAACCGACAGTTTCTTCGACGTAGTCCACGGCACCAGCATCTGGGCCTCTGAGGAACATTGGGGCACCGGATTGGGATGTACCGATGGCAACGTTAGCAACACCCGCACCCGCACCAGAGCTGACGACAACATCACCGTTAGCGGTCTGCTTACCAAGGTTCCACAAGCCGTGACCAGTGGAAGCACCATCAGACACACACCAGACCAATTCCTTGACTGGGTGGTTGTAGGACAATCTGACTTGCTTGGTCCCCGATTCCGTCAAGGAATCAGTACCAGTGTGCTGAACTTGCTCGATCAAGTATTCGTGACCCTTTTGCGCGAATCGTCTGCGCTCTTCAGTGTCGAGGTACATGTAGTTACCCCACACCTTCAAGCCAGTCACGTACGTGTCAAACTCAGAGGTCAAGTCAATGTCGATTCTGACTTCGTGGTATTGCAAAGCAATCAATGGCAAGGCCAATCCTGGGTTGCGGTTGAAGAAGAAGATGAGTG